CTTGCTGAAAATAATAAACCTAGATTATTATATTACTTAAAAAGAAGAGGATACAGGGGATATTCTATAAATAGACCTGATAAAGTTTATAATAAATTATCAGTTACTGAAAGAGAAATAGGTGGAATACCTAATACAAGTGAAGATATTAAACAAGCTCACGCCGCTGCAATAGAAGATTATATTGAAAATTTTGTAGGACTTATGGGTGAAGGTTATGGAGATATGTATTTCCAACAAACCTTAGATGATTGGGCAAGATTTAATATTAATAATAGAACAAAACACGATGCGTCTATTAGTTCAGGTCTAGCAATAATGGCTTGTAATAAAAATAGATATGCACCACATGGTAAAAGAACTATATCAAAAGTTCCTTTAAATTTTAGCTCTTATAACAATGAAGGGTACAATTCAAAAATAATCAAAATAAATGATTAACATTAACTATAATAGCAGTTTTCCAGATCAGGTAGTACCTGAAGCAGAGAAAAAATCTCGTGAGTATGGTTTAGCCGTAGCACAAGCTATTGAACATGAGTGGTTTAGAAATAATAGTGGGCAAAATAGATTTATTAATAATTTTCAAAATTTTAATAGATTAAGATTATATGCTAGAGGCGAACAACCTGTTCAAAAATATAAAGATGAATTAGCAATTAATGGTGATTTATCTTATCTTAATTTAGATTGGAAACCTGTACCTATATTATCTAAGTTTGTAGATATAGTTGTTAATGGTATGACAGAAAAAGGTTATGATATAAAATCTTATGCTACAGATCCTTTTGCAATAAAACAAAGAACTGATTTTGCTACTAATGCATTAAGTGATATATATAATAAAGAAATAATAGGTCAAATGGAATCTTTAGGCGTGGCAGGGCTTGCTTCTTCTGCTTCACCAGATACATTACCTGCAAATAAAGAAGAGTTAGATCTTTATATGCAATTAAATTACAAACAAAGTATAGAAATTGCCGAGGAAGAAGTAATAAATAATGTATTAGATTATAATAAATTTGATGAAATTAAAAAACAACTAGCTTATGATCTTACTGTTTTAGGTATAAGTTGTGTTAAAACTAACTTTAATTTATCTGAAGGAGTTACTATTGAATATGTAAATCCAGCTAATATATGTTATTCATATACTGAAGATCCTAATTTTGAAAATATATACTATGTAGGTGAGGTAAAAAATATGTCTTTATCAGAAGTTAAAAGACAATTTCCTGACCTTACTGACCAAGAGTTAGAAGAAATACAAAAGTTTCCAGGTAGAAACTCTTATACTAACAGTTATTGGGGACAAAGTACACAAGATCAAGTACAAATATTATATTTTGAATATAAAACTTATCACGATCAAGTGTTTAAAATAAAACAAACACCTGAAGGTTTAGAAAAAACATTATCAAAAGATGATACGTTTAATCCACCTGAGAGTGACAATTATAAAAAAGCTTCAAGGTCTATTGAGGTTCTTTATTCTGGAGCTAAAGTATTAGGGTTAGGTAATAATATGTTAGAATGGAAGTTATGTGAAAATATGACTAGACCTAATTCTGATACTACTAAAGTTAATATGAATTATATTATTAGCGCACCTAGAATGTATCAAGGTAGAATAGAATCTATTGTTAGTAAAACTGTAGGTTTTGCTGATATGATTCAATTAACCCATTTAAAACTACAACAAGTATTATCTCGTATAGTACCAGATGGTGTATACGTAGATGTAGATGGTTTAGCAGAAGTTGATCTTGGTAATGGAACAAACTATAATCCACAAGAAGCGTTAAATATGTACTTTCAAACAGGTAGTATTGTTGGTAGATCATTAACCCAAGATGGTGAATTAAATAGAGGTAAAGTACCTATACAAGAATTACAAAGTTCATCTGGTATATCTAAGATACAATCAATGATACAAACTTATCAGTATTATTTACAAATGATAAGAGATGTAACCGGGTTAAACGAGGCAAGAGATGGTAGTACACCCGATGCTAATTCATTGGTAGGATTACAAAAATTAGCCGCTGCAAATTCTAATACAGCCACAAGGCATATATTACAATCATTACTATATATGACAGTAAGAACATGTGAAAACATTAGTCTGCGTGTAGCTGATATGCTTAATTTTCCTTTAACTAAAGCAGCTTTAATTAATAGTATAAATACTTTTAATACTAATACTTTAAAAGAAATAGATCAATTACACATACATGATTTTGGTATATTTTTAGAATTAGAACCAGATGAAGAAGAAAAAGCAACATTAGAAAAAAGTATACAAATAGCTCTTCAAGCAGGTAATATAAATTTAGAAGATGCTATAGATATAAGAGAAATTAAAAATCTTAAGTTAGCTAATCAAATGCTTAAACTTAAACAAGAAGAGAAAAGACAAAAAGATCAAGCTCAAAAAGAAGCTATGATACAGGCTCAAGCTCAAGCTAATGCTCAGTCAGCGGAAAAAGCTGCTATGGCTGAAGTTCAAAAAGAACAAGCTGTAGCTCAAACAAAAGTACAAATAGAACAAGCTAAATCACAGTTTGAAATAGAGCGCATGGAGCAAGAAGCATTAATTAAAAAACAATTAATGGCTGAAGAGTTTAACTACCAAATGCAATTAGCAGAAATGCAAGCTCAAGTACAAAGACAAAAAGAACAATCAATAGAAGATCGTAAAGATAAAAGAGTAAAAATACAAGGCACTCAACAAAGTGAACTTATAAGCCAACGACAAAATGATTTACTACCCACTGATTTTGAATCAGCTGGTAATGATAATTTAGATGGTTTTGGATTAGAGCAATTTAATCCACAGTAGTTATTATTAATTTTTATATTATATTATGTCAAATAAAAAAGAAACAAAAAAAGAAGAGGTAGCTGTGAAAGCAGTTGATACTACCCCGGTTAAAAAAGAAGGAGATTTTAAAATAAAGTCTGCTAAAAAAATGAAAAATCTTGGTGAAAATAAAACTCAAGATGTAATTAAAGTTGATTTAAGTAAACCTAAAAAAGAAGAATCAGATGCCATTCAAACACAAAAGACAGATGATAGCAATGTTGTTATCGAAAAGCAAGAAAACAGTGGCGACGGCAAAGAAGTGGTTGAAGATGTACGGACCACCGACGAAGAAATAGATTCTCCAATACAAGAAATAAAAGATGAAGACAGTGACGTTGACGAGAGCGGAGTGGCAACAGTCGATGAAACTACCACTGCCTCACAAGAACAAAAAGAAATACCTCAGGAAGTTGAAACACAAAAACTCCCTGAGAATATAGAAAAATTAATTAAATTCATGGAAGAAACCGGTGGAGATGTACATGACTACGCTCGGTTAAATGCTGATTATACTAATGTAGATAATAATACGCTACTTCATGAATATTACAAAACAGCTAAACCTCATTTAAATGCTGAAGAAAGAAACTTTATAATAGAAGATTCTTTTTCTATAGATGAGGAATTAGATGAAGCAAGAGATATTAAAAAGAAAAAACTTGCTTATAAAGAAGAAGTTGCAAAAGCCAAAAACTATTTGGAAGATTTAAAAGGTAAATATTACGACGAAATCAAGTTGAGACCCGGCGTTACCCAAGAACAACAAAAAGCTATGGATTTTTTCAACCGCTACAATGAAGAGCAGAACACAGCTAAAGCTAAACACGAAAGGTTTGTTACTAAAACTAAACAAGTTCTTACTAATGATTTCAAAGGTTTTGATTTTAAATTAGGAGAAAAAAAATTTAGATATGGTGTTAAAGATCCTTCTAGTGTTGCAGATAAACAAAGTGATATATCAAACTTTATCGGGAAGTACCTAGATAAAAACGGGGAGATAAAAGATCACAAAAGTTATCATAAGGCTTTATATGCTGCACAAAATGCTGATACTATAGCTAATCATTTTTACGAGCAAGGTAAAACTGATGCTATTAAAGATCAATTAGCTAGATCTAAAAATATAAGTACAGAACCAAGAGCTACAGCTTCTGGAGATGTATTTGTAAATGGATTCAAGGTAAAAGCAATTAGTGGTCTTGATTCTTCAAAACTTAAAATTAAAAAGAAAATAATAAATTAAAACAATAAAAAATGGCTTTAATACCACAATTTGGTGCTATTGTACCTGCTCCTAATCAGCAGTTACTAGCATCAGCATATTTGGCATTTGATGGTGCTGCTGGAGGTAACTTCGCACAACAATATTTGCCTGAGTTATACGAACAAGAAGTAGAGCGTTATGGAAACAGAACGTTATCTGGATTCTTAAGAATGGTAGGCGCTGAAATGCCTATGACATCAGACCAAGTGATTTGGTCGGAACAAAACAGATTACATATAGCATATGATGGTTGTGTAAACGATCAAGGTGCTGCTAACCCAACTATTACTATTCCTGCTGCTACTGCTCCAGGTGTTACACGAAACGTGATTAGCCCCGGTCAAACAATAGTAGTAATGGATAATGCTGGAAATGAAGCAAAATGTTATGTATCTGCAAGTAACACTGGTACAGGTGTTTTAACAGTACAACCATATTTAACTGCTGGTCTTCCTGCGGCTACAATGGGTGCAACTGTAAAAATATTTGTATATGGTTCAGAATTTCAAAAAGGTGCGTCTACAATCAACGCTGGAGCTGGTGCTTTAGCTGATGCTCCTGCTGCTCAACCACAAGTAACTATCACTCCTTCTTTTACTCAATTTTCTAACTCTCCTATTATCATAAGAAATGTTTATACTATAAACGGATCTGATATGGCTCAAATAGGTTGGGTTGAAGTTGCTACAGAAGATGGTACTACAGGATACTTATGGTACTTAAAAGCAGAATCTGAAACAAGATTACGTTTTGAAGACTACCTAGAAATGGTATGTGTTGAAGGTGAGTTAACAGCTGCTGGTTCAGGTGTTGCTGGCTTAGGTACAGGCTTAGGTGGTACTCAAGGTTTATTCTCTGCTATTGCTGCAAGAGGTAATGTTGAGATCGGATTTGCTGGTGCAGCTGGTATCGATGACTTTGATGAAATTCTTAAAAACTTAGATACTCAAGGAGCTATTGAAGAAAACATGCTTTTCTTAGATCGTTCAACTTCTTTAGAGTTTGATAATATGCTAGGCGCTGTATCTCAAGGGATTCAAGGAGGTACTGCTTATGGATTATTTGAAAACTCAGAAGAAATGGCATTGAATCTTGGATTCAGTGGTTTCAGAAGAGGATCTTATGATTTTTATAAGACTGACTGGAAATACTTAAATGACGCTTCTACACGTGGTGCTCAAACAGGTATTTCTTCAATTGAAGGTGTTTTAGTTCCTGCTGGAACTTCAACAGTTTATGACCAAATTCTAGGAACAAACATCAGACGACCATTCTTACACGTACGTTATAGAGCTTCTCAAACAGAAGACAGACGTATGAAGTCTTGGTTAACTGGTTCTGCTGGTGGTGCGTATACTTCAAATCTTGATGCTATGGAGGTTAACTTCCTATCTGAAAGATGTTTAGTAACACAAGCTGCTAACAACTTTGTTTTATTCCAAGGAATTTAATAAGTACTTTGTAAAGTTATGGGGCATTAATTTGCCCCAGCTTTACTTTTTTTAATTATTTAATTATATTATATCATGAAAAACAATAAAGAATCTCAAGGAAATTCTTGGGAAATAAAAGATAGAACATATCTAATAAAAGGTGAAAACCAACCATTAACATTAAAAATACCTTCAAGACATACAACTCGTCACTCACTATTATGGTTTGATGAAAAAAGAAGTGAACAAAGAGAAATAAGGTATGCAACTAATCAAAACTCACCGTTTAAAGATGAACAAAAAGGTGAAGCTACTTTAGGACATATAGTATTTAGAGAAGGATCTTTATATGTAAAAAAAGAAAATCAAGCTTTACAAAAAATATTATCTTTATATCATCCTTTAAAAAATAAAAGATATAAAGAATTAGATGAAGTTGTAATTGCACAAGATGAACTTATAGATCTAGAACTTGAAATAGATGCTTTAAACATGGCTAGAAATATAGACATTGATCAAGCTGAAGCTATTTTAAGAGTAGAAATGGGATCTAAGGTGTCTGAGATGAGTTCTAAGGAAATAAAAAGAGATTTGTTAATGTTTGCTAAGAAAAATGCAAAACTTTTCTTAGATTTAGCAAATGATGAAAATGTACAATTACGAAACTTTGCAATAAAAGCTACAGAAGCTGGAATTATAAAACTAAGTTCTGATCAAAGAACATTTATGTGGGCTTCAAATGGTAAAAAACTAATGACAGTACCGTTTGATGAACATCCATATTCTGCAATGGCTCAATTCTTTAAGACAGATGAAGGTTTAGAAATCTTTAAGTCTATAGAGAAAAAACTTTCTTAATATGTAATACTAATAAGGGAGGCCAA